AAATGTCCATTTTTCCCTAAACAAAGATAAAAGAGGACACATGATTTGCCTGATTTGTGGATGAGCTTCTTTTGAAGTACGAAGTTCAAAAATCTTTCTCCATTCGCGTACATTTGCAGTAACTACGATTTCAGTTTTCAAAGAGTTTGGAAGAACTGAACGAGCTTCTTGTGGTTTAGCACCATGATTCAATAAGTTTAGGTAATATGTTTCTGCGTTTTGCATTGCATCTTTCCAACATCCGTACATATAGCCACCATCATCTTTATCAAAAAAGAACGGTTCAATGACAGTAATTTCAGAATCAAATTTTCCTTTTGAGTAATTGCAGTAGCGGGTGCTTTCCTGGGTGAATGATGCAATGCGGTGTCTGACGAGTTCATGTGTAACACCTCTATCAGTAATGAATTTGACAGTGATTACTCCATGCTCTAAAGTAGATTCGTGGTTTAGTGATTTGATATGGTCAATAATCTTTTCATCAGACCCATCACAAATTCTATCCTCTGATTTGTAAGCACAACGAATAGCTTTCTCAATAAGCTTAGTCATGTTTGGTGTGTATGACATAAGCTCGAAGCTAGGTTTAATTATTTTCATTACGTAATTTTCCAGGTGTTAAATTTCAATTGTGCAGCCAAGCCTTCATAAGTATTAGAATTAATTATATCAATCAATTCTTTGCTTGTCCATCCTTGCTTAACTAATTCATTAAGGTCTTTACCTGGTAAATCAGGTGGCATCATACATACTTTAAGACCGAGTTTAATCATGTCTGACACATTTTTCATAATTTGCTTATTGCGAATATCACAATCTGGTATATAAATCGCATTTTTATTCAAATATGAATGCAACTTGCCATTAGAAACAGCAATTGCATTTGGAATCATGAGCGAATCAATTTCGCCCTCTAATACATAAATTTGTTTATTATCATCCAGCCTATCCATGCCAAAGAATTTCTCTTTAACAGTATCATCGACAAAAATACGATAATATTTTTGTTTTTGAGTATCATCTAATGCTCTAGCTGTATAACCAAAAATCATCCCGTTTCTGTCTTTGAATGGTAAAACAATGCGAGGATGGTCTTCTTTCACATCAAAATCTTTAAACTTATCAGTATTAGATTTAGTCCACTCTATGAATTTGTCAGCATAATATATCTCGAACGTTTCAATGGGTAGTTTTCTTTTCGTACAGAATTTATATACTAGAGAATTTTTCGCCACAGTTCGCACTAAAGGTAAACTAGAAAATATATCTGGTATGTATTTGTGAGTAGCCGGTATTTCTTTTTCTTTTTCTATAAAAGCAACATCTTTGTGCATTCTTTCTTTGAATGTTTCTAAAGAATATTCTTGATATAGATTATTGTCGAACCATTTCAAAAAATAACCGAAAGACATTGACGCGGAACAATTATGACAATAATAATTCAGTGCACCCATCTTTTGGGTGAAATATCCTCTTGCTATAGTTGACTTTTTCTTGGAATCGCCGCACACAGGACATCTACAATTCCAGACGTGATTTCCTTTTTCTTTAAATCTCAGTAATCTGGGGCTTATTATCCTCAGATATTTCTCCGCTAGATACAGGCTCATTATTTACGACTTCCACAAATTCACGATTTAAATTAAAATTATTACTTGAAAGCAAAACATGTGTTATTAACAACTCATTATTATAAAATGGTGTAACAGCACAGATGAAATGTTGTTTACCTTCAACACTAACTTCTCCTAAGACATTAATGTTTTTACCATCATTTAATTGTAAAACTGTCATGCTAATTTATCAACTATTGTCGATGAATTAACCAAATCATCACACCATTTTCTTGCTGATTTAGTATTTGAAAAACACTTGACTCTGAAGTAGCTATGAGCATCACTTTTAGCAATGATGAACACAGAGCCATCATAATTATTTGAGGAGACATGAAAAACAATTCCATTCCTTTCAATTGCATCTATAACAAAAATTTTGAAATTATTTTCTTGTTCTTGTTTTCTTTTGTGGTTTGACATTTTCTTCGACAATAACGTCTACCATTGGTGTAATATCTGATGTAACATTAGTAAAATATTCCATCGTAGATAAAGCAGAATATAATGCAATGTACGGATTTTCGCCTTCTACATATTTCGCTTGAATTGAAAATGTCGTGATAGGTTCAACAGAATCTTTATTTTTGAGTACTACTACCCATGCATTCCATTGTTCAAATTTAGAACCCCATATTCTTGTAATTTTGGCACACACATTATCATATGTACCAGTAGAGTCCATGTATGTGCCAAATATAGCCATGTTATTCTTCCTTTGTTTCTACTTGCTCGTCATCAACGGTCGGTTGCTTGATTTGACTCTGAGCTTTTGTTTTAATGAAATTAATTAAATCCATAGAATATTTAGCTGGTTGTTCAGCCAAATAATTTAACATCTGATTCACTTCGTCGAGTGTAAAAATAATATTTTGTGTTTCATCCATTATAATCTCCTTAATTTGTTACCTATCGTATATTTAGCAATTAATTGCCACTCATTTTTATCCTTGGAGGATAAAATCTTTACAGCGGACATTGGTGCAACATTAGCCGCTTTTTCTTCATCAATGACTTTAATTAAGCCCCATTCTTTAATCAATTTAATAATCAAATTTCGGCGCTGAATATCTTCTTCACTGATGTCAGATGGTTTACCGTCAATAGCAAACATTTCTTTGAAATGTACTATATAATAAGAACCTTGTTTATGTAGAATATGAGCACTTTGATATAGCACTTTATTCTTGTTTGACGCTACTCCCAGTCTAGTTAATGTCTCTTTCACTAAAAGAAAAGACTCTGGTTCTTTTAGTTCAATTTTAACACCATAAGGAATGCATTCGCTCATTTTTTACCACCTTCAACCATCTGTTCTTTTAATTGTTTTAATGTGGCTTCGCTCATACATTTTACATACGACTCTGCCACTCTCTGGTTGACTTGATATAAATTCATCATCAATTCAACATAGATATTTATTGTCTCTGCTTTATGATATTTACCAAATCTTCTGGCTTTAGGTAAAGCATAATAATAAAAATCGTGTTGAATATCTTTATCTAGGTGTGTTGCTCTATTCATCACCTCCGCAAAAAACAAAGTGTCTATCGTATTAGAAAAAACACGATTGACCATCCATGGGGAATAATCTCCATCAGTAAATTCCAATGGAATTTTTTCGTTTATGTGTTTAATTACATCCCACAAAGTAGCCATTTATTTCCACACGATAGAAGGAGACATCATAATAGTAATTAAAAATGCCATACGATTTATCTCAACATCAGCAACGAAAGATTCTTTATAAGAAAATTCTGCTAATTGTAGAATCAATTCTGGTATTGATTTGGGTTCCATCTTTTCGGCGGCAGTGTCATAAAATAGTCTAAACAGATGTTGAGAATCTAAGTCTACGTGTTCTGCTACCCATTTTCTGACATCATTGAACTTCTTATTCTTCAATGCTAATATAAGTGCAGAGAATGCTTCATCTGACAAATTTAATAGAATACCAGAATCAATCTTGCCACCGGCAGCATATCCCTGTAGTTCATTTAGGACAGAGCGAAAATCTGGAAATTTCTTCATCACCAAACCAGCAACAGCTTCTTTGTCGTATTCAATTGACTCAGCATTCAAAATAGAAAATACGCGCTTCAAGAATTTAGATGCAATTTTCGGTTTTTCTGCTGCCGAAATCTTAAAATCGATTACCTTGCATCTTGAATGAATTGGGTCGATAATTTTTGAAGCAAAGTTTGCAGTGAAAATAATGCTATGATTCTTGCCGAACTCTTCGATGAATCCTCTTAATGCTTGCTGAGCCATTTGAGACAAGCCGTCTGCCTCGTCTAGTACTGTGATTTTTCTAGCATCATTGAATGATACTGTCGATGCGAATTGAGTCAATCTAGTGCGAATCATATCTATATTACCATCTTTCGATGCATTAATAAA